AAAAAACATAAAAAAAAACAAAATGGAAAATAACGAAATTTTATTAAACATTAAACAAAAAGCATTGAACGGAGAAATTGTTGACTGCGATTTTGATTTTGAAAATGACGTGAATGTATGGTTTCATAAAAAATGGGGACATCCTGAATTTGTGTTGGAATTAAATGGTAAAGTAATTAAATCTTGTAAAACATGGAATCCAATAGCGAAAAAATTATTGGCATTAATTAATAAATAAAAATGGAAAAGAAAACAACAACGAAAAAGTTTTTAAAATCAAAAACAACACGAAAAGAAATTTTGAATTTTATTGCTAGTAATGGAATAAATCAATATTGTATTTTTGAATCATCTCTTTATTACGAAATAGATTATAAATAAATAAAAATGGAAAAGAAAAAAACAACTAAAAAAACAATGTCATTCGTTGACAAAGTTATTTCGATTCAATCGGAATTGAAAGCACCAAAGAATCAATTCAATTCTTTTGGCAAATACAAATATCGCTCTTTAGAGGATATACAAACCGCATTAAAACCGCATTTGGCGAAACATGGTTTGTTCATGACGTTCAATGATGAAATCGTTGAATTGGGCGGTGTTATATTTGTTGAATCAACGTGCATGGTGACCGATGGAAAAGATAAATTGGAAACGAAAGCACAAGCCGGAATTGATCCGGCGAAAAAGGGAATGGATTTGGCACAATGTTTTGGTTCATCATCATCCTATTCACGAAAATATTCATGCGGTGCAATGTGGTTAATCGATGACCAAAAAGATAGTGACGCATTACCGCCACAACCGAAAAAAACATCAAAATCCGAACCGAAAAAAACATCAAAATCGTTGAATGATGCACAATTTATTCGAATGTGTGGTGCAATTCAAAAAGGTGATTTTACAATCGAAACCGCACAAAAGGATTATGCATTGACTGATAAACAAATTGTTGAACTTAAAAACATTGAATTATGAAAAAGCATAATTGGTTAATTAGACCATCACAACTTGGTGCGTTAATGAAAAAAGGTCAAGGAAAAAACGAATTCGGCGAAAAAAACGAATTCGGCGAAACGGCAATGGGATTAATACGTGAAACGGTGCGATTCCATAAATACGGAACACAACCGGAAATCGTTTCATCGGAATATTTGGAAAAAGGAATCCTGAATGAACGTGAGGGAATGCAATTGGCAAAAGATGTTTTCGAATGGGATATCGACATTGATGCACCAAAGGTTCGTTTGTTCAATGACTACATGACCGGCGAACCGGATGTTAATCAAAGCATATTAGCAGACATTAAATGTTCATTCAATTCCAAAACATTTGACAAAGTATTTTTTAATAAGGTAGTGAAAAATAAAGATTACAAATTTCAAATGAATGCGTACATGATGTTGGCAAAAAAAGACCAATGCGAGTTGGTGTACTGTTTGACATCTACACCGGATCATATCATTCAGGACAAAATTCAAAAGGTCACATATCAACTTTTAAAGCAACCAAAATACCGAAATAACGGAATGGAAGATGCGTTTTCAATGGCGGAACATGATGCGGAAACAATGATTTTATCACAACATAAATTCGAGAAAATACCAAAAGCCAAACGCGTCAAAAGGTTCATAATCGAACGCGATGATGAAATGATTGAACAAATTTGCGAACGAATTGAAAAGGCAAGAGAATTATTTGATGAAATGTTTGAACAAATTTAAAGCAATATGAACGATTATTTGATTCATTATGTAGTCTATAAGCACGACAAGGTATTAAAGCCGTTAAAAACGCTTAAAATGACAATTAAGGCATATTGTAAGGCAAACGCAAAAGAACAATTTCCGTATTGGAACGGATTAATCAAAAAAATTGAACGATTATGAGTGAATTTGATTTATTTGGAAAGCCAATTATAAAAGATGTTTTATTGCGTGATAAATTCATTGAACCTCCTTTTAGTATTTTAGACACAAAAACCGGAAATTGGTCAAGACGAAAAAAACAATGGAGAAATATCGGGATAAAATCAGAAATTGGACGAAATGTTGAAGTAATAGAAGATTCGTTTAATTCTGAAAAATATGGAAGAACTACAAGTATAAACCAAACATCTATTTTTGATCCGGCATTGTGTGAAATAATGTACAATTGGTTTTGTCCTGAAAATGGTGAAATATTAGATTGTTTTGCAGGTGGTTCGGTTCGTGGAATTGTAGCAAATAAACTTGGTTATAATTATACCGGCATTGATATAAGACTTGAGCAAATTGAATCAAATCGTGAACAGGCATTAGAAATTTTGCCGGTTGCAAATCAACCGAATTGGTATGTTGGTGATTCAAATGTTGTTTTAAATGATTTTAATAAAAAATTTGATATGTTGTTCAGTTGTCCGCCTTATTCAGATTTAGAGGTTTATTCCGATTTAAATGGCGATATTTCAAATATGTCATATATTGAATTTATGAAATCGTATAAACAAATAATTGAAAAAAGTTGTAATTTATTAAAATCGGGTTCGTTTGCGTGTTTTGTTGTTGGAGAAGTTAGGGATAAAAAAGGAAATTATATTGGTTTTGTTCCTGATACCATAAATGCTTTTTTAGAATGCGGAATGAATTTTTATAATGAAGCGATTTTATTAGACCAATTAGGAACGGCTTGTATGAGGGCAAATGGGCAATTCAGTTCAGGTAAAAAATTAGTGAAAGTGCATCAAAATATTTTGATTTTTAAAAAACCTTAATAATAAAAAGTAAACAATTAATAAATAAATAAATATGCAAGTACAAGGTACAATTTACAAAGTGGGCGAAGTCCAAAAGATTAGTGAAAAATTTCAGAAACGCGAAATCGTAATTCGCACCGGTGGTGATTATCCACAATTAATCGGTTGTCAATTGACACAAGACAAATGTATTTTGATTGATGAATCAAATGTCGGTGATGAAATCGATGCATCAATCAACATTCGTGGTCGTGAATGGACAAATCCAAAGGATAATACCGTTAAATATTTCAACACCATTGAAATTTGGAAAGTGGAAACAATCAAAGTTGAACAAAACGCACCGGAACAACCTACAAAAGTAAGTGAACCGGATGATGATATGCCGTTTTAATGAAATTACTCTTATCAAGTATAAACAAAGAATTGCGAAAAGCAATCAATGACCATTTGAAAAACACCGGTAAATCCTTGAATCAATTTTGCAAAGATGCCGGTGTTCAACAAAATCAAATGTGGATGTTCTTGAATCGTATTGATCCGGAACGTGGTTTGCATTCAAAAACAATTCAGAAAATCGGAAAGTATTTTGAAAATAAGGTTTGAAAGTCAAAAAGACATTGAAAATGAATTAAAAGTCATGAATCACATTTGTCCTGATGGACAATTTAAAAAATTAGGTGAACATGATTTGGATTTTTTGGTTTACGATTTTAAAAACCATAAAAAAACCGGTTTGTGTTACATTGAAATTAAATGTTATAATGGAAATCATGATGATTATCCGACAACAATGGTTTCATGCATAAAGTACCGGAAAATGATGGAAAAAGCATTGCCAACATACTTATTCATTCAATGGAAAGATAAATTGGTTTACATCAACCGGAATGAAATAAGCGGTGAAAAACGTGTTGGTGGTCGTAAAGTTCGGGAGGGTTCGTCTAATGACCAAGAAATGATGATTTTTGTGCCAAATGAAAAATTCAAATTTTATGAATAACTTTGTTATATGGTTGTTCAATATCGAAATGGTTATCCGATTAGACTATCAATTGAAAAGTTGTTGGATGATTGCGGTGTTGATTCAGGAACGATACAATTTTGTGCGGATTACACAATTAAACGTGCCGGTATACTATGGAAAGCACATTCACTTGATGATAAATTAAAGGAATTTGTTAATTTAGCGGAAAATAATGGAATCAAAATTGCACGAACAAAGTTTTTTGGACAAATTCATTCTATATGGTTTGAAAAGCAAAAGGATAAAAACGATGAATGATGGATATCCTTTCATAAATGATGAAACGTGTGAATTTTTGGTCGATTTGTATTTGATTAAAGACACAAAAGTTGAAATGCGTGTGTCACCTTTTATGTTGCCGGTCGGATCACGATTCGAACACCAATCAGGAACATATGAAGTGATGGAAATATTGACAAAGCATGGCGGAATTCAAATAATGTGCGAATGCGTATTTAATGACACAACATTGTTCAACATGGTAAATAACATGAGGAACAATAATAATTAAAAAGGGGGACATGGTTTTTGATAATTGTTTGACGATAATATCTAAAATTTCCATTTTTCCATGTCCCTTTCCTTTAAAATAATGAAATGAAAAATTCCGTTTTAAGAGCATCAAAAATTAAACGTACCGGAATACATTCGAAAACGAAAACAAGCCGTTTAAAAACGTCTAAAAACTATAAAAAGAAGTATAAAGGTCAAGGTAAAAAGTAAAACATTATGAATAACAAGATAAAACAAGTATTGAGAGCAATTGCCGGTCTTATATTATTACCAATATTCATTGCAATATTCATGTGTGACCGGTTCATCATGATATTCCTTTTTTGGATGGAATCAAAACGATTGAAAATTTGGTTGGACCACACACAAATGTTCATGTATTCATTGTTAAGAGTGTTCACTTGCCTTGTATTGTATTCCCTTTTTAAATTGGTTCAAATGTGGTTATTCTAAAAATCATTAACTTTGTTCTATGCCGAACAAAAAAGAACAAACAAAAAAGACAATAAAGGAATCATTGATTCAAGCAATGCAGAAATCAATGGGTGTTGTTACTGAAGCATGTAAAGTTGCCGGAGTTGGTCGCACAACCTTTTATAAGTATTACAATACTGATCCGGTATTTCAAAAGGCGTGTGATGAATGCGAACACATTGCATTGGATTTTGCCGAATCACAACTATATAAACAAATCAAAGATGGTTCAACAACCGCAACAATCTTTTATCTAAAGACTAAAGGAAAGCAACGTGGATATGTTGAACGTCAACAAATAGATATCAACAAAGGTCAACCGGATTTGTCACACCTATCATCTGATGACCTGATTGCATTATTGAATGAGTAATGAACTAATTGATGCCGGAAAAGAATTGGTTCGCATTGAATTAGCGAAACGATATTTTTGGCGGTTTTGTTTGTTTTATGACCATGAATTCTTTTCACAACGTAAATTCTTTACGGACATTGCACAATCCTTTCAGGACATAGAAGAGGGCAATATCAAATCGTTATCGGTATCATTACCGCCACGTGCCGGAAAGTCATATTTGACATCATTATTTTGTGCATGGACATTAGGCAGAAATCCGGATCAATCGGTCATGCGTAACACTTGCACCGCGACATTGTATTTAAAATTCTCTTATGACGTTCGTGCAATACTTAAATCGGATAAATTTATGCGTGTCTTTCAGGATGTCAGGTTGTCAGATGACAAAGCGAATTTGCAAGGATGGAACACCAACAAATCAAAACAAGTGGGATATTTCGGTGCCGGTGTTGGCGGAACAATCATTGGATTCGGTGCAACAAAGGTAGGTATCACCGATGACTTATATCGAGGCATTGAGGATGCGTTGAGTGACACCGTAAATGACCGCATACACCAATGGAAACAATCGACACATGATTCACGTTTTGAATCGGGATGTTCACGAATTGACATCGGGACACGTTGGTCATTGAATGACGTTATTGGTCGCAATTATGAACAAGGGATATATGACCGGTCAATAAGCATTCCGGCATTAACTGAAAGCGGTGAATCATTTTGTCCTAATGTAATGACAACACAAGAATTCATTGACAAGCGTAAACACACCGCAAAGGAAATATGGATGGCGGAATATATGCAAGAACCGATTGACGTAAAAGGTCGATTATTTAACGAACTAACATTTATTGATCCGGACAAATTTGAACAACTTACAAAAGAACATCCAATTGAGGGGTGTGTCGCATATATTGATGTCGCGGATATGGGTGCCGATTACACCGCAATGTCGATTTGTGCCGTTGTAAACAACCAATTTTATTTGGTCGATTACCTGATGTCAAAAGCCAACACCGATGTCACAATCCCTTTGTGTGCGTCTAAATTAAATCAATGGGGTGCATCTTATTGTCGTGTCGAATCTAATTCAATGGGTGCAATGTTTGGTCGACATCTACAAAAGGAAACAAGCACAAAGATATTGCAAGTCCATAACACCACAAACAAACAAACGCGTATCATTATGCAATCCGCATTCGTACAAAACAAATTCACGTTCATTAAACGCACCGATGAATCATGTGAATTGTTCATTAGCAATGTCATGAGTTATTCAAAAGAGGGTAAAAACAAAAACGATGATGCACCGGATTGTATTGCCGGTTTAGGATTATTCGTTCAATCGATGTTCCGAAATCTTGTTTAATTTTTAATCAAATCAAATGTTTAGAATTTAATCATTAACTTTGTAACACAATGAAATTATAATGCAACAAAATTTTTGGGAAAAGTTTTTCGGAATTCGGATCAATCAAGATAACCGATTCATTAATGATTGGTCACGAATGTTTCAAATGCAATCGCAAATTTGGGGTAAAAAGGAAGCGGTTTGGATTGACACAAATAACGCATGGGAATTGTATATCGAAATTCCTGAATTAAGGGCGGTAATTGAAAAACGTGCGTCAATGATGTCCGCAAATGTTCCATGTCTATATGACAAAAATGGCGATAAAGTCGAATCACATTGGATGATTGACATGATTAAACATCCAAACGCGATACAATCATGGTCGGATGTGGTGTTTTCTATTGGTGTTCAAGATGCATTGTATTCAAATACATTTTGCTATTCACCTGAAAGGATTGGAGGCATTCACAACTTGTTTGTTCCATTACCGGCGAACAAAGTAAAGATTCATTTGACCGGCAAGAAATTGAAACAAATGGATGCGGAAGATTTAGTTGATAGGTTTACATTTAAATACGATGACCATACAACAGAACGCATTGATTGGCGTGACATGGTGTATTTGGTCACCGATGATGGAATGAACATCATCAAACCAATATCAAGGATTGAAACATTGAAATATCCGTTGTCTAATATCAAGGCACAATATCACAAACGAAATGTGTTGTTGGAAAACATTGGTGCAATCGGAATACTTTCGGCACAAAATAATGATTTAGGTGGTGCGATACCAATGACACCGGAAGAAAAAAAGAAGATTCAAAAGGATTGGTACAATAGACAAAAGGATGAGGTGATAATAACGGAGGCAAATGTTGATTGGAAACCAATGTCATATCCAACAAAAGATTTATTGTTGTTTGAGGAATTAACGGCGGACAAACTTGCATTGATTGATGCGTTCGGATTGTCGTATCACATCTTTAGTTCGGACAAAGGTTCGACATTTACCAATGTTCGTGATTCGATTCGAATGGTTTATCAGGACACAATTATTCCGGAAACGCAACAAATGTACGATTCAATCATGAAGCAATTTGGATTGGATGCGGAGGGTTATTATTTAAAAGCGGATTTTTCACATTTGCCGGTATTACAAGATGATGAGGAAAGCAAAGCAATAACGCAAAAGATAAAAGCCGAAACACTTGAAAAAATTGTTGGTTTAGGTGTTGAATTAACACCGGATGAAATAAAAATATTAACGGATTTAAATACACAAGAATAATGGGAAATTCACAATTGGATGCGATTGAGGAAATGGCATTGCAAAATGGAACGTATGTTGTAAATGACACAACGGAATTCACCGCGTCAATAGATGCAATTTATGTTGCGGAAGATACGGTGTTCACATCAATAAAAGTTGAGGGTGGTGACCGGAAAGATGATTACATTTCGACATCGGGTTCAACAATAAAAGCCGGTGTAATTATCGCACCACTAAGAGGGGTTAAATTTAGCGGTG